ATTGTGAAGATTTTGTCACATGGTTTTGTGAAACTGCCAAGCGAGAAAATTGTGAAACTGCAATTTTTCTCGGCGATTGGCACCACAATAGAAACACCACTGATGTATCAACCATGAACTATACCGTGTCTAATCTAGAACGGTTAAGCCAATCATTTGAAAAAGTCTATTTTATATTGGGCAATCACGATTTATTCTACAAAGACAAACGTGAAATTAACTCTATTGAGTTTATGCGACTGTTTCCTAATGTCATTCCTATTAAAGAAACACTAACCGAAGGCGATGTAACCATTATGCCTTGGCTAGTTGCCGACGAATGGAAGAATATTCCTAATATTAAAAGTCGTTATATGTTTGGGCATTTAGAACTACCTAGCTTTTATATGAATGCTATGGTACAGATGCCTGATCACGGAACTATTCAATCAGGACACTTTGTCAACCAAGAATATGTGTTTACCGGACACTTCCATAAAAGACAAAACAACAGAAATATACATTACATTGGTAATGCATTTCCTCACAACTATGCCGATGCTGGCGACGACGATCGCGGTATGATGATATTAGAATGGGGCGGAAAACCTGAGTTTCATTCATGGCCTAATCAACCAGTTTATCGCACCTACAAATTAAGTCAAATTATTGACCGGCCAGACGAGCTCTTAAGAGAAAAGATGCATTGCCGTGTTACTATTGATTTACCTATCAGCTTTGAGGAAGCAAACTTTATCAAAGAAACATTTATGCCGCAATACAAATTGCGTGAGCTAATGTTAATTCCTGAAAAAGTTGAAGTAGATGCACAGTCTACTCCTATTGATATTAATTTTGAATCAGTTGATACAATTGTAATGAATCAAATTAATGCTATTGACAGCGATACCTATGACAAGGCTCTGCTGTTGGAGATCTATAATAACCTATGATTAAAATTAAAGACCTAACTGTTAGAAACTTTATGAGCGTGGGCGCACAGACCCAGGCAATTAACTTTGACAAAGGACAACTAACTCTAGTGCTAGGAGAAAATCTAGATCTAGGCGGTGATGACAGCGGAGCCCGTAATGGTACAGGTAAAACTACTATCATTAACGGCCTTAGCTACGCTATCTTTGGTACTGCGTTAACAAATATCAAAAGAGACAACCTTGTTAACAAGATTAACAACAAAAACATGTTGGTTACTGTTAGTTTTGAAAAGGACGGCATTGACTATCATATTGAACGTGGACGTAAACCTAATGTTTTAAAATTTACTGTTAACGGTCAAGAACAAGAAAGTCTAGATCAAGACGAAAGTCAAGGCGATTCAAGAGAAACACAAAAAGAAATTGAAGATGTATTTGGTATGACCCATGACATGTTCAAACATCTTGTGGCTTTAAACACATACACTGAACCGTTCCTTTCTATGAAGGCTGCGGATCAACGTGCTATTATCGAACAATTGTTGGGTATTACACAATTAAGTGAAAAAGCAGAAGCACTTAAAGAACAGGTCAAGCAGAGTAAAGATAATATTTCTACAGAAAACACAAAACTTGAAACTATCAAAGCCAGTAATGAACGTATTCAACAGAGTATCGAAGCTCTTGAACGTAAACAACGTATGTGGGAAGAGCAACACGAAACTGCTCTTGCTAATCTAACCAAGGCCATTGAAAAACTATTAGATGTTGAGATTGACGAGGAGATTGCCAATCAACGTGCCCTAGTAGAGTGGAATAAAAGTAAAAAAGAACGAGATAGCCTTACTGCTCTTATTGCCAAGCAGACAAGTACTCTAGAAAGAGAACAGAGAACCCTGGAAAAGCTAGAAAGAGAGTTAACGACTCTTGCAGATCATAAATGTCATAGTTGCGGTCAAGACCTGCATGACAGTAAACATGACGAAATGATGTCTGCAAAAAGCAAACAGGTTGAAGAAAGTCAAGGACAGTTAAAAACTCACAGTGAAGAACTCAGCGAACTTAACGAAGCTCTTAGTCTAGTTGGGGAATTAGGTCAATGTCCCACTGTGATCTATGATAATCTAGAACAAGCCCTCAATCACAAAAATACTCTTAGCGGTTTAGAGCGTGATTTAGAAATCAAAGTTGCTGAAGATAATCCTTACATTGAACAAATTGAAGAATTACGCAATACTGCTGTGCAGGAAGTAGACTATGAAAGCGTAAACAAACTTGTGCGTATTAAAGATCATCAAGAGTTTTTGCATAAGTTGCTGACAAATAAAGACAGCTTTATTCGTAAGAGAATTATTGATCAAAATCTAGCCTATCTAAATCAGCGCCTGACCTATTATCTAGATAAGATTGGTCTGCCGCATCTAGTAGAATTTCAAAACGATCTAACTGTTATTATTACACAGCTAGGACAGGATCTAGACTTCGACAATCTATCACGTGGTGAACGCAATAGGCTTATTTTGTCTATGTCATGGGCATTCCGTGATGTATGGGAAAACTTATATCAAGCAATTAATCTGTTGTTTATCGACGAACTTGTTGACAGCGGTATGGATGCCAGCGGAGTTGAAAGTAGTATTGCGGTACTTAAGAAGATGACTCGTGAACGCAACAAGAATGTGTTCTTGATCAGTCATAGAGATGATTTGTCCAGCCGTGTTAATCATGTGCTTAAGGTTATTAAAGAAAACGGATTTACCAGCTATTCAAACGATGTGGAGATTGTTGCTTGAGTTCAGAAAGCCACGATAAAATGATTGCTGCTTTTCAGGAATATTTTAAGTGGCAAGAACGATTTGAATACAAAGGCTCAGACGAAGCAGGCATTAAGGCACGATATTGGCTATCAGAAATACGCAACGAAGCAAGTACCCGCAGGGTAGAAATACAGGCAAAGCGTGAAGAACGCAAACAATCCAGAAAAGGCATGATAGGAAGGCCCAAGACAATAACTAAGTGAATGTCATGGTATTATGAAAATCAGCTAATCGAACAACTGCCCGAAGAATGTGTGGGGTTTGTTTATCTTATTACTAATATTGCTACTGGCAGAAAATACATAGGCAAAAAATTAGCCAAATTTGCTAAAACTAGCTACAAAACAGTAAAACTCAAAAACGGCACAAAAAAGAAAAAGAAGATACGTTCTAAAATAGACAGCGATTGGCGTGATTATTACGGCTCAAACGTTGAATTAAGCAAGGACGTAGAACAATTAGGCAAAGAAAACTTCCGTAGAGACATACTATTTTACTGTACATCCAAGGCGCAATGCTCTTACATAGAAGCTAGAGAACAATTCAATCACAAAGTTTTAGAATCAAAAGACTATTATAACGGTCAGATATCTGTCCGTGTACATGGTTCGCATATACTCAAAGGCTAATAAATCTAGGCAAATAACTGCCAAATAAGCCCGCACCGGCGTTGTTAATGTGCCCTTAAAGCTGGATCTCGGATCGCAGTCAATGGAATTCCCTACTTGGTAGAGGGGTTGTACAGTAGTATCCTTAACAGGACCACGATCGGATATGCCTACAGAACCGGTTTACTGTACAAGAAAGTATTATATCAAGGCTAAAAGATGGGAGAAAAACCCACGGTTGTTGCACAAGACTGCGTTTGTGTAGCAATCCGCCGTCATTAATAAGACTTGGCTCGAGGTACCGGATGACCGCCTCTGTAATCGCCATAACGCTGTATGTACTGTGCAACTCGCATAATGCTTCTTAGCCCGCAAGGGCTAAGTATGACTGAACAATCTGCATAATACTTAAATTGCTTCGCAATTATAATAGTCAACAATGTTTAGAAGAAAGAAAATTCGTTGAGCGAAAGCGAAAACGAATGTGAGCTTCAGCTCACAATTACAATAAATAACATATTAATCTTTGAGTATCTATGAGAATCAGCAATATATTATTTGAGCAACACATGATTAACTCTAATAAAATTCTATTAGAATCATGTCATGATCTTGATATCGAACAACGTAGAGTTGTTGAGGGTATCTACAATGAATTACGACCATTAATTGAAGCTAGCCTAACTGCTGATCAAATTAAAAACATATTTGGTGCTGTAGAGAAGTCTGCTACTGATGCAGGCGGCAACAGAACAATGATTGGACAAAGCAAAGATGTTCTAGCCAAAGCAAATGAAATCATTGATAAGGCAGGAAAATGGCTACAAGATACTACTCCAGTTAAAGCATTTGATCAAAAGTTTGAACAGCTTAA